GCATTGAACGTAAGCATCCGGTTTTCAGTCCGTTCCAGTTAACAGGTTTATCAACTGTTCGACCATCATCAATATCTAGTATGATAAAACTTGTACCATACAATCTAGCCCACTGGTATGCTTCTCGATATAGTCTAGCTACTTCGAAATCTTCATCAGCTTCAATAGCATCATCTGAAGAACACGTTCGCCATTCACGAGTCATATCTTGTGGAACTACTTTTACTACTTTCTGGCTCAACCAGTCTTCCCTAAACCTAACCGATAAAGTCGGGTGGTCATAGTTCTTACCGGAGTGTGTCCAGATATTAGATGTTGACTTATCTTTCGATGTACCAAGTCCTGTAGCAAGATTTGATAGCCCATCTAATAATGTTAATGTCTTCTTTGCATCGTCAGTAACTTTAATTTCTGCAAGAGACTTATCATCTGTACTCATAAGATTCTCCTTAGATTAAATGTTATGTACGATGTATTGAATGTTTGCTTTCTTGGCAGCACTATTAACAGTGCCTTCACTAGTAACTAATGATGTGTTTGTAATAGTAAGTGTTGTACCTGCATCACCTGTCTTTGTTGCTTTCATGCGCTGCTTAACTCCAGCCGGAATTAATGTGGCATGTAATACAGAGGCTGACATCCAACCACTACTACCACCATTAACATGGAAGTGTCTTAGTGAGAATGGAACTATAACCCATGTAACACCATTATCAATAGACTTTTCAATCCATATATTCATATGTACAATTTTATCACCAGCACCTACTGTATCAAGATGCAGTTCTATGCCAGCTGTAAGGTCAGTAATATCTTGTAGTATCTCAATACCAGTGTTAGATACACTTATGTACGCATCAGATGTGTCACCAAAGTTTACTATTATTTCTGTACCGGCTGTACCATCATGATTAGGAACAGACTGTTCCAGTTCATTAGTAGCAGCAAGGAAGCCATGTAAGTCTGTACCAATCGGCCCTTGCTCACCTTGAGCACCTTGTGGGCCGACATCAAGTACTTCAATAATTTCTGTGGTAGTTTCTAAGACTTCTACTGTCATGTCACTACCTCATCTATTAAGTTAATTGAACCACTATATTTTGTTATCTTGTCACCAGTTAATCCGGTTGGATAAAATACTACTTCGTACTTAATCCTGTTCTGTGTAAGTGGTGTTGTTAATTCTTTTGTGAAAGTAAAGTCGTACCTACCATCAACCACATCAGGATAAGTTGCTTCCTGTGTGAGTGATGGTTCGGAACATTCAAACACTATTACAAAGTCTGTAATGTTCACTGGTACGTCATCTGCTTTGTAGCGGAAGGACTTAACTTTGTCATCACCTTTCTTAAGAGCAAAGTTGTACTCTGCAATATCTGTGCAAGACATTAGTTAAACCTCCTTGGGGCTTGACCGCAAATACCATTGATGCCTGTTAGTTCTGTGCGAGGGGTTGCTACTCCATTCGCATCGATAAAGTCAGGCATGTACGGTAAGGCATCTGCCACAACTATTGGGTACATTGGAGTACCTTCTATGAGTTCATCATAGTGAGGCACTTCAGTTGTCGTACCATCAGGCTCGTAAGTTACCTGCTCAATCATATTTGGAACTTCAACTAACTGACCAGAAGCAATAGTAGCTTCCATGTCCGGCTTCATTCCATCTTGAACTACAGTAACAGTACGAACTTGATTATCAAAAATATCTACACCGTTCTCAACTCTCGTTAGAGTAGTGCCAAACTGCAAACCATTCCAGTGCCATGCACCTAAGACTTTAACCTGTCCAACAAACTTATCTAAAGCATATCGAACATCGTCCAACTCAGTTTCATCTTCGGTAAGCATAGGTGATATGTAAGCACTGACAAGTTGCCAGTTAACTCCAGCATCACTTACTTCACTCCAATAACCATGTGTGTGTATTTTATATCTGGCACGTTCTGTATCATCTAACGCATTAGATAAGTGATTGCCTTCTTCATCAATTGCATATGTACTCCGTAATATATCAACCAAGTTTTCTGGCATTACAAACCATACATTTATTTTATTGCTCATGCTAATAACTCCACGCACTCATCATCTGACAAGTCACCTTCCAATATGTCAAAGTTCTTGTTTGGAATGTTGGCTTGGTTTGACCCATCATGGTCACTACCTACAAACATATTCGTACCTGTTGACATATTTAAGTTATCGGTGTTAGAGTCGCTAACTGTTTGCTTAACAGCAACTGCACCATTAATACTTAGAAACATGTGAACACCTTGTGTAGAACTTACCCTACAAGCATACTTATATGTATATCCTGCAACAAGAGTATCATCAGAGATAGCATCCTTATTTCCTGATATAAGTTTCTTATTAAAGAGTAACTTGGTTCCAGTTATATTTGTTTTAAACTCAATACGGTTAATATTAGAGTCAGTACTTATGTCAAGAAAATAACTGTCTTTATATGTAGAGTTACCATTAGGTGGTAGAGTGAGTTCACCAGTAATAACAAAGTCGTTAACTATACTACCTGTTAAGTTAGTTGGTGTTTCATACTGTAGAACATCTTTGGTTCTGGTAGCTGTGCTAGAGCCTGTTGGTATGTGGGAAGTATTATAGCCTACTCCATTTTCAGCCTGTATTCCAGATACACTACCTATAACTTCACCAATAACACCTACAAAAGTTTCTGATGTATCTGCTTCTGCTATGCCATAAATTAAAATGTGATTCACGCCTGTACCTGTTTCAAACGTAAGGGAGCATTTATATCCACCACCTACTGCAAGGATGGAAGGTGTTCCTAATTTTATTGAAACATCACCAGCCGAAGTTAGTATTCCAGCTACATCACCAGTTTCTAAATTAAAGAACTGGGTGGTATAGTCAAATGAAACTAGGTCTAAAAGTCTAATGAACCCAAAATTCTTAGTACCCTTTACAAAATGACCGTAAGTAGCAACATCTTCGCTTGCTACTCTTGAAGCTGACTGAGAAATACTATGTGCTAGGTCATCAGTAACTAAAGGTTTGTAATCCCACAACTTTAATCCAGCTATTAAATCTGAACTTAAGCTAGGTGTAGATATACCATTCGGGTTCTCTTTTTCAATCAGCACACCTTCTAAGTAGTCATCTGGAATGTATGAGAGAGGGGTTATATAAACATCGTCAAATTGAGTATCTATTCCGCTTACATTGGCAGAAAGAACCAAACCAACCACAGGATTTGTTACCCAGACAAGTACATCATGTGAACCTACTGCGTTTGGTATCGTCACTGTACCAAATGACACAAGTGGAGCGTCTACACCTGATATTGTATATTGGACGCGATAACATTTATTATCTTCAGGTTTAAATACCGATTGAACCATTGCCCCAACTGTGACAGGAACAAGTTTACCTGCGACTGTTGAATCTATATTCCATGAGTAACTACTCCAAGTGAACTCGCCAACTCCACTTGCACTTACGTCAGTCGTTGACATTGTAGGGTCAGCAATCTGTTGAACACCAGCACCAGCAGGAGCAGAAAGTATACTGACCACATTACTTGTAACAGTATTATAGTTCAAAGTATCGAAGTACTTAACACCATCTGCGTTAGAACCATGCTTTATAGGTTCCATCCTAAAGTTTTTAAACGAAGCCGATGTAACAATAATCCCTGATACAGAAGCTTCATCAGTTGAAGAACCCACACGAATAACATTGTCATAAGTGAAATTACCAGAACCTACAACTGTATCTGCATTACCACCAATGGTTATTATAATTGCTACTGCACTTACATTTATGCAATCAAATCTAACTCTGTATAGGTCGCCTTCTACTAAATTAGCTGAGTAGACTGCATTTGAACCACCACCACCACCATTAAAGTTTAATTGCTCTGCTACAGTATCTATAGTACAAGAGGTAAGTGCCCAGTTATCTTCTGACTGTAAAATATCATCAGGTATAGTATTAGGTTCAGTGCCTACACCGTAGCTTACAAATTCAGATGGATTCTTATTAGTCTGTCCTAATACCTCCTCAACTTGTGCACCATATATCTCAAACACATCTCCAATAGTTCCTGTTATTGAACCTAGGCCAACATAACCTGCACCATTATTATCATAGCCAACATTAGCAAGTCTTTGCCATGTAGATGTAATAATAGAAGTGATAACTGTTTGACCAAATACACTAGCTTCGCCAACTCCAAAATTTATGTTGCCAGTACCACTTACTCGCCTAACCCACAAAGAACCTGTTTTATTATCTACGCCTGTGGCACTAAGGTTGTACATACGATAGAAAGTACCTGATGTGGCTGTAATACGAAGTGCTGCATTACCACCCTCTGGGTCTGGATAACCACCCTCTATAGTATTACCTGTAAAGGCTGTCATAGAATCAACCATGAGGGTTCTACATTTGTTTTGAACCCTCCTACTACCTTTAAGCCTAACTTCTTGGTCAACTGTATCTCTAATCAAACCTTCAAAGTCAGAAACTGTTGCATCACCATCATCACCAGTGTATGTGATAAAAGTTCCCTCATCTGGTATTATACTGCTAGTCAGTTTAGCTTTAAATGCATATACTAAGCCAGATAGAAAGCTACTACCACGTTCATAAAGTTTCAAACCTAATGTTAGTAATTGCATTGAATTCTCCTGTTAAGCTGCTTCAACTGATAAGTTAATGTCACCCTTAGTTGACTTAGCATAAATATTTTTACCTACCACATTAGGTAACAGTAAAGGTTCATTACCAGTTAATCCAAAAGTATCTTGTGTAGTCGGTGTAGTTGTGTGGTATGCTAAAGAAATAAAACCAGCACCTGTCTTTTGAACAAGAGCAGCTGAATCAGTTGCAATTAATTCCCAAGCTGAATCTGTTATAACCATAATTAGTACCTATCTATTTTTGTGAGTTCCAACCATTAGGCTTTTCAATATACAAACCTTCAGCTGTGGAAATGTTAATGGTAGCACCGGCATTGTCTGCTAAGGAAATCTCAGCTACGACAGCACCAGTTGCTTTGTCTTTTATCTGGAAGGACTTATTATCTGGAGACCTACCATCCAGTCGAGTTTTTAAACAACTCATTTGTTTCTCCTTTAAGCCCAATCCTCATACGTCATTATGTCACCATCGAAAACTACAGAGACAGCATCAGAGAAGTTATCTACGATGTCATCATACCCTGTGGCATTTCCGAACTGTGACTGACCTTTTAATTCAGCGACTATTGTTTTAGTGAATTCATGTTCTTTAGGTATAAGTATTCTACCCTTACTAAAATAAGGTATAGTGTTTAGGAACCTACTGAACTTGTCATTGTTTGCTGTACCATCACGAGGCACTGGCTTAACTGTTACTGAACCATCACGAATGAACTGTTGATTTAAGAATAGCCCACTGGACTTATCTTCCAAGTGCATACCACGAGGCATCATAGTTGGATGGTTAATATCAAAGACATGCTTTTCTTTCCAGTAGTCTCTTACAGCTTTGGTAAGCTCTGGAGTTTCCCACTGGTCTCTAATCATATCAATAAGTATTAACCTGTTCTGCTTATCAACTCCCCATAAAATCACTACAGTATAATCTGAGTAGTCTTGAGTTGTCGAAGCAGTATCAGCTGTCATGAAAGTATACTTTATACTATACTTGTCAAGCTCAGAGTAGTAAGTGATGTCTTCTGCATTAAGTGCAGCAGTACCTTTACCAACTGGCATACCCATGTACTGGGAATAGAAAGTGTATGGGTCTTTCTCACGCAAACCTTTAAGTGTCTTTACGTTTTTACGAATAGCCCAAAAAGAGGAATCACCCTCTTTGTCATAATCTTCTATTGGTCTTTTCAAGTCGTAGAGTATTGGTCTTACATGTGTGTAGCCATACTCTTCAATTTGTGCATCATACCATTCTTTCGAACCAGTACGATACTTCTCCCACTCTTTTACTTTCCTATCAGTAGGTAAGGGTGAATCTGCATGACGTATCAATCCTGGAATATTTAACCAGTCATAAACATCACTAGAACCACCTTTCATTAAGTAACCACATAAGTCATCAGCATGTAGCCTTTGCATTATGATAGCAAGTGGAGTGTCCTCTGTAGCTAAACGAGATAGCAACGTGTTAGAGAACCTGTTATTAATTTTGTCACGCTCGGTAGGAGAGTTTGCATCATCTGGCTTGATAACATCATCGATTGCCATTAGACCTGCAAAGTCTTCTACTAAAGCTCCACAACCTTTACCTGTCATCTTACCAGTTGTTGGTATAGCATGAAGGACACCAGCTGCCATAGTACCCAACCTTTCAACCGACTTCTTATTGTTATCAATAATTACATCGGGGAAGACTCTTTTAAAGTCAGGGTCGGACATTATAGTTCTTATGTAACCTGAGCATTCATTAAGAACGTCAGAGTTAAAGCCAGTCAAGATTGTTTGAGCACATGGATTTGTACACCATGCATATAAAGGTAAGAAGATAGAAATTAAAAGTGTCTTACCAGCTCGTGGAGGAATGTTGATGATTAACCGATTGCTTTCATGGTCAATCAACTTTTGAATTGTTTCGAACAGTACAACATAGTAGTCAACGTGAAGCAGTTTAGTTCCGGTCATTAGTTTGAAACAGAATTTACTAAACTCTTCAAAGTCGCTCATGAGGTAATCATGAAGTACTTCTACTTCCTTAGCATCCAAGTTAGATACAAAGCTCATATGGGTCTCCTTATGAATTTAAGAAGTCCTCCAAAAGTTCTTTGGCATCTTCTTTACTTGATATAAGTACAGCAGCATGTGCTGACATGTTTTGACCTTTCCCTTCTGAGATTAGTCTTGATATTTCTTTAGATAAGTCTATGGCTGATTTAGGGTCAACAGGATAGTTACGTACAACTTCAACTTCTTTACCTGCATCAGTATCAAACTCCATTACAATGTACTCACCACCAAAGGCTCTGTCTTGTAACTCAGCCATTTTAAGAATACGCTCTGCTATGTGCAAACCTTTCTCTTGCATTTCATCTGCTAAGAGTTCATGGTAACGTCTACGAATAGGTGGGTTGTCTTTAACACAGTTACGTAATGCCATAGCATTCATACCAACTGCATCAAATCGAGAAGCCTTTGCAAGGTCTCCTCTGGTAGCAAGCATAGCCTGTGCTATAATCTCAAACTCATCAGTCATGATAACAACATCAGTGCTGCTCATTTTCAATCTCGTCTAACTGGTCGTCGCTAGGTTCATCACTGGTAAGTAAATCTAGTTCCTTATCGTTCAAGGTAACTACACCATCATCCTTACCTGCAAAGTCATCTTGCATTTTCTCAACATGGTCTGGGTCAGTTGGGTCATAGCCCATCTCCCTTGCCAAGTCGTTATAATTGTCACTCATTAGGTTTCTCCTAAGTCTTTCCTGTTAAGCTAATAAGAGTCTAACAAGAAAGTAATAATAAAATACACTGGAAAGAATCCCCCAAACCCCCTTTTTCTGGTCTAGTTTGAGTTGCTTCTATACATTAGGG